GTGATGCGCGGCCCGTGAGCTGCGGCGTTACTACCGCCTCAGGAGATGTGACCGGCTTCCCGTTGCGGTGCGTGATGTCCACGTCGTTGTGGTCGAAGACGACGATGTTACGCGTCTTAGGCTGTTGCATTCCAGCCAACAGGCGGCGCGCTTCCTCCAATTGGCTCCTCAGCAGTTCGTTATTCGGTCGGCTCTGCACTTCTCGCTCCAGAGCGGCGATGGTGCTGTCATCCATTAGCGCCTGCGTGTTGCGACTGCCCTGGTCGAGGTACCGGATGCCCTTGATGCCAGCGGCGCGGAGGGCCGCGGACGCGGCTGCCGGATCAGCTAACCTGCGGGCAAGATCGTTGTAAATCCATTGTCCTGTCCGCTCTGGATTAGCCATAGGCAAATAGGACGTGCCGACATAGACGCGTTGCACGGCGCGTTGCATAGCGGGCGGCATCTGACCGAGCGGCTTATCCCAATCCAGCATCTCCTCCGGCTTGGCGTTGACGCGGACGGTGAGAATGTGGCCGCTCACCTTGTCGAATGCTTCGGCCTTCGCCATAGCCGCCGCGACGGCCGACCGCAGGGGGGCAAGCTCCCGCCCCGCCTCCGGACTTTCCAGACCGATGCCACGATCTATAAGTTCTCCGACTTTCGCGTTGCTCGCATCAGTAGCGACATTCAACTCGTGTTCGGCAGCAACGCGTTCCGGCGTCGCCTCTGCGCGCTGCGAAAGCACGCGGCGATAGTCGCCCGCTACAGCCTCATTCTCCGCAAAATACAACCCGTGCCCGTAAACCTGCGCGCCCTCGCCGGTACCGATCTTCGATGCGTCGAACGTGTCGAACTCGTGCGGGGTGCCGTGGTACGCCGTCATCCCGGCTTCGACGACCGGCGTCACCTCAACCGGATGCCCGCTAACCAACTGCGCGACGGACGAACGCACCGCCGCCTCAGCCGTCGCAGGATCGCTCGCAACAGCCGCGCCAGCGTTCGATCGCGCGAACCTTTGCCCGAGCACGTCACCGACCAGGCCGAACCCAGCATGCCCGACCGCGCCCAGCCCGGCGCCCATCGTCATTACGTCACCCAGCGCGTCCAGCGCCGAGTAATCCCCCTGCTCCTGCCGCGACAGGCCATAGCGCAGCGCCACCAGCGGCGCCTGCGCCGTCACCCCGCCGATCGCGCCCGTCACGCCACGCACCGCCGTTCGGGTGGCCAGCGACGGAATCGCCGCCGCGCCGCCCTCCGCCACATCGGCGAGCACGCCCTCGCCCAGCCCCGGCAGTCCGGCGCGAGCGAGCATTCCCGCCGTCCTGGCCTCTCCCAGGCCCGGCACGAACATCGTTGCCAGGTTCAGTGGATCCAATGCGCCAGCGACGAATCCGGCACCCATGCGCGCAGCGCCCGGCCAGAAGCCGGGAGGGGCGCGCGCCGCCGCATCCTCGCGGGCGATCTCGTCCTGTTTGGCATCGTGCATCGACTGCGCGACCGACGCCGGCAGCGGCGCGGAAAACGTCAGCTTGCCCGGGATGCCGTAGGCCTTGTTCGCCTCGTCGGCGCCGATCGGCGCTTCGGGCGGCGTGATCTGTCGGCCATAGTCGTCAACGGTGCCCAGCTCGGCCTGCGTGTTGCCGATACCCCGTGCGAGCTGGTTGGACAGGCCGAACCAATCCGCACCCTCGAACGCGGTGGATGGGAAGATCGCCGTGCCGGGCTGCTCGGTGGCGACATTGCCCAGCGGCTCGCCGATCAGACCCGCCGGTGGCGCCAGTGCCGGCGCGGCAAGGTCGGGCATCAGCCGGCGCCGGCGGCCGCCGCGACCGAACCCGGATCCATGGGCGCCGCGCTCGGCACCGCCATCCCCTTGAACGGCACTTCGATCCGGCTCCCGTCCGTCCGGCGCATCTGCACCATGCCGCCGTTCGCCAGCTTGCCGACCAGCACGAGCCCGCTATCGCTTTCGTTCGGCACCCAGGCACCACGTCGGGCCGCTTCCAGCGTCACCGCCTGGCGCTGCGCGACAGTCATGCCGGGGCCGCTGGCGGTCGCCATCGTGTCGGCCGCGAGCGGCATCAGGTCCGCCGGCTTCAGCGCTGCCTGGACGTTCGCGGTGACCGTCTCGGCCGTGGCCAAGGTGCCCTTGGGCACCCGCATCGTGCCATCGAAGTCGTACTTGTCGCCGATCACCGCGTTGTACGCTCGATCCAGCGCCTTCGGCCCGTCGCCGTCCTGCATGGCGTAGAAATAGGCCAGCGTCTTGATGCTATCCCGCACCGTCGCGGTCAGCGCGACATTCGCCGACAGGCCTGGGACCGCCGCCGTGCGGCGGAAATCCACCAGCTTGTCATCCAGGCCGTTGTCGATGTCCTTCACGGCGGCCGGCGGCACGTCTTCCTTCAACTGCGCCACACCGCCTTTTGCCGCTGTCGCTGCCAGCGCCCGCTGGAAATCCGTGCGCGCCGCCGGATCGGGCATCGCCGCGAGCACCTGATAGTCCGGCGACAGTTTGCCCAAGGTAACCAGGTCCCCGAACGCCTTGGACCATGCCGGGCCGTATTGCTGCGCCACCTGCGCCAGCGCCTGCCCCATATCGCCCTTGCTCGGGTCGATGGAGGTGAGCTTCTGCGCCTGTGCTTCGGCGGCGGTGCGTGTGAGAATATGCTGCTGCGCGTCCGGCACCCCGAGACTGGTCTGCACAGCCTGCGATGCCGTGACGTAACCCTGGAGCGCGTCGGACGCCGCTTTCGCCGCCGTCGGATCGTTCGGCGATGCCTGCGCCTGCGCCGACGCCGCCTGATACGCCTGCGATGCCGCCGCGACCGTGGGGGCGGCCTGGACGTAGCCCGCCGGGTCCGCCGCCGGGCCGTGCAGCATAGCGTCGCGCCGGGCCATCTGTTCGTTGAACCTGCCGAGGATGGTCATGCGCAGCCGGTACGCTTCCGGACTAGCCGCATCGCTGCCGGGCTGCGCGGTCCCTGCTGGTGCGGTCGGCTGCCCTTTGGCGCCGATCATCGCCGAGACCGGCCCCATGCCGCTGGTGAGGTCCTGCCGGATCGCGGCGACCTGCTCCGGTGTCTGCCACTGCGCGGCCTTGAACAGCTGCCCGGCCTGTTTCGCGACGTCGATACTCTCGATGGCCTTCGCCGCGTCGGCCGGTGGCAACAGGCGCTGGATGCGCGGTTCAAGCGCCACGGTGTCAACGTCCTGGCCGCCCAGCAGCGCCGCTTGCACGTCCGGCAGGCTGTTCGTCAGGTCGCGCCGGTCGGTTTCCGTCGCCATGCGGATCAGCGAGCCGCGCTGCTCGACCTTCGCCATGATCTGTTGGCGCCGCTCCGGCGGCATGCCTTCGGTGTCCGTCCACGCCTTCTGAATGAGCGCGCTCATGTCGGGGTAGACCGGCGTGGTCGCGCCAGGCTGTGTCGCGGCGACCGACTGAAGCCCCTGCGCGACTCCTTTGGAAATGTCCTCGCCGCTCAGCGCGCCAGGCCCGCTTTCATGCGGCTGCGCGGAACGCATGAACGCCGCCGCGACCACCGGGTTGTGCACGTCGATCTGATCGTCCGGCCCGACGCCGATCGCCTTCGACACGTCGGCGATGTACGAGGTCAGATCGGCCTTCGGGTCGTTCACCCATTGCGTCACCTGGCCGCGCACCGTGTCGATGCCGTGCTGGTCCTGGTTGATGACCAGCTGCCGCACGTTTGCGGCGATCCCCGTCGCCATGTCGGGATAGGTGCCGAACCGGTTGCCGGCGGTCGGCTGGACGCCCGGCTGATCCGATCGGTATTCGAGGTTCAGCGGGTTATTCTGCTTCATGCCGAGCGCGCCACCGGCTTGCGGGTTGCCCGCGTTCGATGCCGGCGACGGGTTGGCGTGCGAGGCGCCGCCGAACAACCCGTTGACATAGGAGTCATCGGCCTGCGTGTTGATCTTGCCCGCCAGCTCGCGCGTAGCTCTCTCCAGCCCCGCGGCCGAGAGCTGTGACCCGTAGCGGGCCAACAGCGCCTGCGCTGCCGCCGGATTTGATGCTCCCGCCGTCAGGATCGTCGGCAGCAGCACCTTGTCGGCGACGAGCGCGGCGTTGGCCTTCGTCGTGTCGGGGTCGGCACCGTTGATCGCGCTCACATCACGCGAGCTGTTGAGCGCGTTGCCGAGCTGGCCGCCGACAAAGTCGGGGTTGGTCCAATTCTGCGCCGCCAGATTGGCGGCACTCTCGATGTTGCCGAGATGCGACTGGATGGTCCACGCACGCCCCTGCTCGCCCGCATGGCTGCCGCCGGCGATCTGCAAGCGGTTGGTCATGAACTCCGCCTGCTGCCCGAGCATCTCCTGCGTAACTATATTCGGCATCGACGCGATGGCATCCTTGCGCGCCGCCTGTAGCTGCGCGGTGTACTCGGCCTGACCGGCCACCGCCGCCTGCCCTGTCGTCTGGCTATACTTGGACCAGATATCGGCCATTTTCGCGTTGAGCGCGCCGGCCGCATCCCGTGCGGTGTTTTCGTTGAGGATGTTCTGGTAGAAATCGGCCTGGTTCTTCAGCCCCTCGCCGAGCCCGCTTGCGGCCGCAGCGAGGCCCTGCGTCGCCTGCTCCGCCCCGCCGAACGACGGGACACCTCCAGACGCTTGCGGCGTGACCAGCGGCACACTCTCCGGAGAAGGGAGCTGAACGGCCATCAGGTCAGCCCGCCCGCTGGCATCGCGCCCCCGAACTCAGGGTTTTGTGCCGCCGCCAATGGCGTAAGGCCGGCCCCGCCCGAATTGCCGTATTTCGACGCCAGCGATGCGGCCCCCGACAGCACGGTGGACAACGCCTTCACCTGGTCGGCGGTCTGCGTCACCTTGCCGCTGTAGATGTCCAGCGCGCCCTGGTAGTTCAGTGCGTTGGCCTTTTGCCGCGCCATGTACATGTCCGACAGCGCGCTGTAGCTGCCGCGCGCCGCGATCTGGCCCTCCAGGCCGACCACGGTCGGCGAGGTTGCCACGCCGCCGGACGCCGCCGCCGCGCCACGGGTCTGCGAGATGACGTATTTCGTCTCCAGCGCCTGGTTGCTGGCTTCCTGCGTGCCCTGGGCGACCTCCTGCCTGGCCTGCACGCCCAGCGAGGCAGCCTGCGCGCGGCCCAGTGCCGCGGCCTGCGACCCCGCGGCGAGCTGACCGCCCGCCGCCATGCCAGTGCCCGCGGCAGACAGCGCCGTGGTTGCGAGCTGCCCGTAATTTATGCCCGATGCTGCAACGCTCGCGGAGGACATTACGACCGCTCCCGCAATTCCATGTCGATCACGATGCCCAGAACGATGACCGGCCGCGGCGACTGGCCTTGCAGGCACACCCGGCTGTCAGTGTCCCACGCGCCGTCGAAGGCGAACGTCTCGTCATCCCACGCGGTGAACACGGTGCCCGGCGCGACCACCGCGCCCTTGTAGACGCTCGGCAGGTCCTGCAAATGCGCGAAGTCCCGGCCGTATTGCAGCGCCTGGTAGGCCATGTTCGCGGTCAAGACGCCGATCCGCGCGACGCGCTTTTTTTGCAGCAGCGCCGTGCGGAGCTGCGCGGCGTAGGCCAGCTTGGTCGATTGGAACTGCCACGTGTAGGCGAGGCCGGCGCAGTAATTGGTCACCGCGACGGGCAGCGTGATCGTGCCGGCGCCCGACACGGTGAACGGGCCGCCCTGGTCGATGCCGTCCGCCCAGCACACCACCCGCTCGCCGATCAGGTGCGACAGGCCGCCGATCGTCGCCGTCGGGTATCCGTTGGTGCCGGACACATGGCAATCGACGCACTTGCTCAGCGCCTGGCCGATGCACTCGTCCTCACGCGCCCAGCGCTCCAACGAGCGGAGGGTCTGCCCGTTCACCGTGCGGCGGACCACGTAATACACCAGGTCTTCCGCCGACGAGGCGCCCCCTTGCCCCGGCAGCACCACCATGTCCTCGATCACGGCCGCGCCGGCCAGGGACGCGCCCATCTGTACCTTGATCCAGGCGTGCTCGTCCTCCGCGCTGTCAAACACCATGACCCGCGTCGTGCCGTCGTTCAGCAGCGCGTGGATGCGCGTATCGGGCTGGCGCTGCACCGCGATCCAGTAGAACCCGCCGGCGGAGAGGGGTACGCCGTTCTCCATGATGGCGATGTCGGGAACGAAGTTCGTCAGGTCGGTCGCTTTGTAATCGACCAGGAAGAAGTTCGGCGAATAGGTCAGCATGTAGAGGCGCCGGCCTGACCGTTGCAGAAAGATCGCGTCGAAATCGATTTGCACCGCCGGGCACGGCGCGCTGCCCTGCGTCGAGCACGGCTTGATGGCGAAATCGGTCGCGCTGACAACCCCGCTCAACTCCCCCGAGCGTATCACCAGCTCGGCACCGGGCGAGCCGATCAGCATGTCGGCCAGACCCAGGCACCACTCGATCGTGTCTACCGGTCCGAAACCGATCTGCTGGATGATCGGCGCACTCGCACCGGTCACCGTGTCGTCGTAACTCTCGTACGCATCCGATACCGAACCGGCACTCCAGTTGTTGCCGTGCCACCAGAGTTTCCCTTGGAAATATCCGACCGCGCTGGGAAACCCTTGAACCCCGGACCAGATGCCCTCCCACCACTGGTTGGTGGGCGACGTGTTGCCCATGCCCGACAGCGTGCCGGTGTTGTTCGGCTGGATCAGCACATCCGCTGTTGCAGAGGTAGGACTGCCCACCGCGTTGATCCGGACGATGCCCGTGATGCTGCCGCCGACAGCGGCCAGCGTGCAGACCGCGGTGCCTGATGCATAGCTCGATTCAAAGCCGATGCGGTAGAAGATGATCTGATTATCGAGGCCGTCATAGACGTTGCCGTAGATGTTGCCGCCCCACAAGCTGACGTTGCCCACGCCGCTCCAGTTGGCATTGGTCGGGATCCCGGACGTCCCCGGCGTGACGGTCCCCACGTCGGTCCAGGCCCCGATCGCGCCGACCGATTGCTGCAGCACGACCGTCCCCGACCAGGTGCCGGTGACCCGGACGGTGAAATAGCGTTGGGTGCCAACCCCGGTGATCTCGACGGCGGAGGACCACTGATCGGCGCCGGCTGCGTTGATCGTGGCGTCCGTGCCGCCCTGGGAAGCGAGCCGAAACAGTGCGCCGACATGCCCGGGTTGGAAGTAGTTCGCCGACGCCGTGAGGGCGACGTTGCCCGACAGGCCGCTGACCGCCATCGTGATCGCGGTGATGTTCTCCAGCCCGAACGGGCCGTCCGATGGCTGGTAGAGGGCGATCGACCACGAATGATAGCCGTTCTCGCCGAGCTGGCCCCACCGGATGATCTTCTGCTGCGGAATGCCCCCGTTGGCGACATAGACCACGTCCGCCGATTGGAACCAGCGCAGCGTTTGCAGCGACGACAGCGGCCACGGCGTCGGCAGGGTCAACGCACCCGCCGGGTCGATCGATACCGACTGCACCAGGGCGCGGGTTTGCGTGGCGTTCGAAATATCGACGTAGAACGTCCCGGCGGGGGTGAACGCGATCGAATGCGTGCCGGGTCCGAGCGACAGGTTGCGGGCGTAGGTGCCGTCGCCGTGCGCCGTGCCGATGTTCAGCGTGATCACGCCGAGCGCGACAACAAGGCGCACCGCGTGCTCGATGCCCGCATCGCCGCCCCCAAGCGCGACCGCCTGGTATTCGTCGGCCGCGTTCACCCCGTTGCCGGTGAGCTGCATGAAGTTGCCGGCGATCCACTCGGACACGCAGCCGCCGCCGTCGTTGTTGGTCCAGCCGGAGAGGCTGCCAGAGAACGTGCCGTTGGTGATCGCGGTGGTGACGGAGGGCCGGGTGAGGATTTCGCCCGGCATGCCGGTTGCGTCGGGATAGACGAAGCGTAGCGTGTTGTTCGTCGCCTCGATCAGCACGACGTCGGTTGTGGCGAAGATGAACGGGAAATACTTCGCCCGCGCGTTGTTCAGCGTGACCAGCAGGTATTGCAGGCCCGCCCGGAACATCGCCGAGCCGAGCATGCGCGGCATCAGATTTGTTTGCACGCTGGCCGACAGCGCCATGCGCTTGAGATCGGTGCGGGCGAGGCCGAGCTGGGACACGAGCCCTCTGTTGAGAGCATATATAGCGGGTTGCGTGGTCGGCATGCGGGCGCAACCCTTTCAGGCGAGGCGAAATGGCGAACGGAATGATCGAGCGGGCGGCGCGGGCGTTGGAGCAGGAGCGCGCTTATTGGCGGCGGTGCTGGCCGATCGGTGCCACCGGCTGGCACATCGAGCGGGCCGGCGTCACGGTCGAGGTCGTGACCTCCGGGCCAACAGCGGCCGAGGAGAGACTGGCAGTGCTTCAGTCGGAAGCAGGCGTCCGCGCCGTGATCGCCGCGATGCGCGAGCCGACCGAGGCGATGATTGATGGGGCGAGAGATGAGATGATGATGGATCCGATCAGATCGGCGAACGTCTTTCAGGTTATGATCGACGCCGCGCTGAAGGAGTGACGCCTACCCGTAAAGCGAACTCGCGTTCCCCCCGTTGCCCCACTGCCCGGCGCCCCAGCGCGCGCGCAGCCAGGTCCCGGCCGGCAGGAACTTCGCCGACTCGTTCATCGCCGCCTTGGACCGCGCGTTGGTCATCAGCTTGTCCGCGACCTTCTCCACCGCGGCGATCTTCGCCTCGTCGCCGCCACACAGCTTGCGGATCACGTTGCGCGCCAGGTAGCCCTCGACGGCGCGGATGAAGGTCTGCGGCCAGACGTTGAAATTCAGCCCGTACTTCGGATCATTCGACACGTACGAGAAATAGATCGTCTCCAGCAGCGTGTAGAGATAGCCGGCCTCGTCCGTGAATTGCGTCAGCGGGGTCTGAAAGTATTCGTCCTGCGCCACCATGCAGGTGCGCACCCAATCGACCGGCTTTTCGAACGCGTAGGCATAGCCGAAATTCGGCGTGACCGTCGCGTCGTAGCCCAGCATCGACGTGCGCGTGGCGAAGAACCAGTAGCCCTCCTCCAGACAGGCCTGCGGCGCGCCGGTGCCGTCGTTCCACACGTCGGTCAGCAGGTATTGCGCTTCCTGGTTGTCGGTCAGCGACGCCAGCCGCGTGTTGCCGCACAGCCGCAGCGCGCCGTTGAACAGGCCGAGCTGCTGGGCGGTGGTGATCGCCATGTGCTATCCTTCGGCTGTCAACACTGGCGGGAGACCTGCGGCCATGTCCGACGAGAGGGCCGCCTATGATCGCCTCGTCACCACCGACAATCTCAGCGTGCGCGATCTCGACATCGACGCCTTCGCGGACGGCATCGTTGCTCACAGGTCGGGGGCCGGGTTTCACGAGAACCCGCACGGCACGGATGCTCTGACAGTTTCCCGCCTGTCTTGGAGTTTTGGCTGGAACGAGCGCGCACTCCGCGCCCGGTGACGATCAGGCGACCGTCGGCACGTCGCGCCACTCGCTCACGCCATCCCGCTGCCACCGCTGTTGCAGCACGGCCGCTCGGCGATCGCCCGGCGGCAGCCAGCGCAGCTCCGGCGTCGCCCGCCACTCCGGCTCGGGAAAGGTCAGGTAGTGCGGCATGTCGTCCAGGCCATGGACGTAGGTGACGCCGTCCGGCACTCTGGCGATCTTCCTCGCCAGGTCCTGCGCACAAAGCGGACAGATCCCGGGACCGCCGCAGCGCGTCTTCAGGCCGCCGGGTTCCGGCCAGACGTGCCCGTGTCCGCAGCCTGGCATTACGCCGCTTCCAGCCCGACCGAGCGCAGCGACGCCAGCAACCATGCCAGCGCGAGCTCGCGCGACGGCTCCTTTTCCTTCAACACCACCTTGTCCTCGGTGCGGATCACCGCCCAGCCGTCGCGCCCGCGGTTCCTGAGCTCGTATCCCCCGGGCACTTCGGCCGCCTCGGTCCCAACCCCGCGCCGGCCGAACTCGGCATGTCGCAGCACGTGCACGCGCACCATGAACGGCTGGACCGTGCGTACGAGCAGCTCCGCCCACCAGGTGCGATCGGTGGGACGCACCTCGATGCGGTCCCACTCCTTCAGCCCCTTGGCGACATGCGACCAAAACAGCGGGTTGAGCATCTCCTCCAGCGTCGTCCCGGCTTCCGGCGTGACAACCACGTCGCGCCGGTTGTACTCCGCGTCGGTGAACTGCGTTTCCAGCAGCTTGCGGTTGGGCTTGGCCAGCGCTTGCGGTGCGGCTTTCGTCTCGCTCATCTGCGATCCTTGTCGGTGGTTTGAATGCCGATCGCCCGGCCGGAGAAATCCCCCGCCGGGCGCCCGGTCAGGTCACGACGACAGTCGCGCCCAGCGTGGCGGTCGCGGCGTATCCCGTGCCGGTCAACGACGCGACCTGGAGCAGGTAGCAAGCGGGGGTCGCCTGGTTGACGACGAAGACGATGTCGCCCTTCGACATGCCCTTCTTGCCGGCGTCCGAAATATAGCCGGCACCCTTGACGGTGGCCTCGTTGTCGGTGGTGACGTAGTTCCATTCCTTGAAGTTGCTCTCCAGCGGCGACATGCTGGTCAGGTTGAGCGCGCTCGAAACATAGGCCATTGTGGTGTCCTTTGGATTAGCGGGAACGGCCCTCGCGAGCCGCCCCGAGGCGTTCAGCCGGGCGTCACCACTCAGGTCGCGACGTAGGCCGATCCGTCATGGATCATCTGTACGATGCCCTTGGTCTGCAGCACCTGGGTTCCCATGAACACGCTCGTACGTGCCCACGAGTAGTCCTGCTCCTCGTAGTAGCCGACCAGGGCCTGCAATCCCTTGCTGTCCACCGCGTGACCAATGGCAGCGCGGTGAAACAGGTAGCACTGCTCCGCCGCCGTCCCGACGCCGGTCAGGTTGGGGTGCACCACCCAGGCCACGCCGTTCCACAGGAACACTGTGAAACGATCGGCGTAGTCCGGCGGGTCCTCGAAGGGGTTGGTCCGGCGGATGTACTCGGCCGATGAAAACTCCTTGGTCTGCATCAGGTAGCCTTCGAAGGCCGGCGTGATGACCCCGAAGACGTTGGACCCCAGCGGCACGTCGTTGTTGCCCAGGATCGTCTTGGCGCGCACCACCAGGTTGATCGACGCCGTCGTCGCGGGACCGGCGTGGTTGGTCACGTTGGCGTCCAACGCGCTGATGATGTCGTTGTCGATCTTGCGGTTGATCACGCCGCCCGACATCATCTGCATGATGCGGCGCTGGTCGCCCTGCGACGCGAAGATGTTGAACGACGTCTTCCTTACGAGATCGTGCCATTCCGCCAGCGTCGCGGTGTACTGGTTCAGATCGTCGGCACGCGCCGGGATCAGACCGTTGATGCCGCGCGTGGTCGCGGTCGCGCCACCCGAGTCGGCGACCAGGAACACCGCCTGGTTGCCCTTGAAGACGGCTTCCGTGGTGCAGCAGGTTCGCAGCAAACTCGCATGCTGCTCGAATCCGACCAGGAATTCCTGGCGATAAGTAACTTGGAATGCGGTATCGGGCACTTGAGCACCTATTATTCGGTGCCGTCGACTTCGGGTATCCGAAAATCGGCGCGCGGAGGTGCCCGCAATTGCTTGCGGGGTCCGCCCGGCCAAAGGTCGGGACTACATCTCGGCAGTTGGGTTGCGGGGTATCCTCAGAGCCGGCGCCGCGGGTTGCGCGGGGTGACCGGATTAGGCATGGGATCGGCCGCGAGCGATGCGCTCAAGCGGCGGCTTGGTGTGCGGTTATCCTGCGCGCCCCTGCATTCTCAGGCGCGCATCGACAAGTTGCATGTATTCCTTCTGCATCTTCTCGCCCGCTTCTCCGCGGAAATAATCATTGGGGGTCTTCTTCATAATCCCTTCGATCTCGCCGATCCGGTCGTCGATCCCCTTGCCGGCGGCGGCGCCCGCTCCCGGGATCACGCTCGCCGCCGGGTTGATCTCGCGCGCCAGCGCCGCCAGCGCACGCATCGGCCCTTCATGCGCCAGCAGCATCGTGCCATCGGCCATGCGCGCATCGAGCAGCGCGGCCCCGGCGCCGTTCGGCATGCTGTCCAGCAGCCCCTTCACGGCGTTCATGTTGCCGCGGAACTCCGCGCCCCACGCGACGTTCAGCGCGTCGACGGTGGCGGTCTTCGTGGCTTCGTTCTTTTCGGACAGCGTCGCCTGGTTGTCGGCGACAATTCGGTAATAGGCATCGAGCGCGGCGTTGGCGGTGCCCGGCGGCGCGTGCTGCCCGTGCAGTGCTTCCAGGAACTTGTTGATGTCGCCCTTCTGGGCCTCGGGGATTTTGACCGAGTCCGGCAGCGTCTTCAGGTAGTCCGCTGCTGTTGCGGGGATGCCGTTCTGGGCGCGCCACGCGGTGACCTCGTCGGGCGTCGCGTTGGCCGGCAGCTTCGTGATGTAGTCGCCGCCGTCCATCCGGGCGCGAAGCGAAAAATGCGCCTTCGCGAAGGCTTCGGGACTGTCGTAGCGTTCGGCCTGGCGCAGCAGCTTGGGATCCACCACGCCGTCCACGGTGGCGAAGGCCTGCCGCCAGTCGTCGCGCCACGCCGCCGTGGTGCTGGTTGCCCCGGTGACCGTCGTTCCCATATCCAGCGCGGTGCTGGAGCCGCCGGCCTGGGTTGCCCCGCCCGTGGTGGCGCCGGTAGCGGCCGCGAGCGTGGCGCCCCCGGCAACGCTGCTGCCGCCGCCAATGCTGGCGTGGTCCGTGGTGTCGGACATACAATGACCTTTGTGTGGTGAGGGAGGGATGGCGTGCCGCTGGTCCTGGACG